ATCTGGAACATGAGGCCACGGAAGCGTTCAGCTGACCAACGACCGTCTGAGTCGGTTAGGAGGTCATATACACCACCCTGGTTATTGGTAAAGTTATATCCGCTTAGATCGCGCTGCTTTGCACCGAGCTTAGAAACATGATAGATGCTACGAACGACTTCGCGGTTGATTTCAGCAAGAATTTCAGTGCTGAGAATGTTGGCGAGTTCGGTTTCAGCGTCAAGTCCGTGAACAGCCTTGAGGTCCTGAGCGAGTTCAGTGGTGTAGTCGGCCTTTAGAGCGCGAGTCTTAGCCTGAACAGCAACCTTATCAATGGTGAATGCCATTTCCTGGAAAGGCTTGCCATTAGTTCCGCCGAGGTTTTCAGCATCACCGACAAGTAGTCCCTTGAAATCGTCATTGAATAGCTGGGTGTCTCTTGTACCACCAGTTTCTCCAGCGAAGATTGTTAGACCATAACCAACATTACTAGCTAGATTGGTATCTGGATATGAAGTAAACTTGCTGGTAATTCCGTTAGTACCACCTGAACCACCGAATGGTACGAATGGTTCCTGGAATAGAGCTTCCTTACGGCTACCATCAACGTCGTACTTGGGACGCATTGCAAAAATGAGTCCGGTTGGAGCGGTCATGGGTTGAACGCCGCAGATGTCGTAGGCAATTAGGTTTGGCATTGCGCGACGAACAAGGCTGATTAGGATTGGGTCATAACCAGCGATGTTTGTTGCAGCGGGGGTAATTACACCGCCACCGAGTGCTCCGCCTAGTGTATTGTCTTCAACTAGTCTTTGCTGACGAATAGCAGCCTCTTGGTTTTCAAGTAGAACTGCGGTAACTTTCTTCTTGTAAGTATCTTCGATAGATGGAAGAGCGTTGTGTTCAAGTACAGGCTCCCACTTTTCGGTTAAGATATCGTATGGTGTTGTTTCTTCGATCATTGTATCTCCTAATTTTATTTATAAAATTTATTTCTTTGTATGTCTACTCAAGGCTCTTGTATACTGATTCATAACGCCTTCGGTTATTACTTCGGGCTGTGTTGAAGTCTCCAGAATGTCTACAGAAGGTAGACTTCTTGCTGGTACAACTGGAGAAATTGCTGGCAGTCTGGGGGCAGGAACAACCTGAGATCTTAAGAAACTTTCCTTAATGATTCTTAGCTTGTCTCTGAACATTTCGGGTGATTCGTATTCGATGCCTTCGCATAGGTTCTTTAGCTTCTCTACTTGAGTTGCGGCAAGACCACGGGTTTCTTCGGCAAAGATTGCCACTGATGCAGATTCCATAATTCTCTTACGGAGTGTAACATTGGCATTGATTACGTTGTTTAATTCTAGATTTTGATTATCGATAGTTTCGTATAGTTCATCTAGAACGTCGTATTTTTCATCTGGAACATCAATGAAGTTATTTTCAAATAGCTTCTTTAGACCAAAGATGAAGTTTTCAGCAAGTTCAACCTTTAGGCCGCGCTCAACCTGAAGCTTGTTTTCAGTTACCCACTCTTCAACGACATAAGTTAGATAATCATCAACCTTTTCGGTTAGCTGATCTACCATGCCTTCTAGGGCATTGTTATATTCGTTTTCGTAGTGTTCTGCAATTTGTCTTGTTGCTTCTCCGACCTTTTCGTTTACAGCAGCAACAAAAATTGTTTTTGCTTTTTCAATGAAATCTTCTGAAAGATTGGTATTTGCAAAAAGTGCAGCTAGATGTTCCTTTAGGGATTCTTCTGCTGACATTTCGTCTTCATCTTCCATTTCTTCCATTTCAGGCTCTTCTACTTCAGAATATCCTCCAGATACAGGTGCTCCCATACCCATAGAATTTGAGCCGACTGATCGGCCTGGTCCTGAAATACTGGCTCTATTTCTTTGATCTAATCCTTCGATAGGTGAGGGAAGTTCAAATCCCTTACCGGTAGTATCAAAACTACCTTTACCCATAAAATCTGCAACTGGTTGTTTGTTTTGCATTTATAATCTCCGTTTTTATTTATAATTCCTATTAACTAGTTCCTCTACGCCTAAATCTTTGGTCAAGCCCAGCCATTTTAGCCACATCTGTTCCTATTCCCTCTATTGTGCCTTGTATATAAGGAATACCTATTATTGCTCTTTCTGTTTTTTCTGAAGACTTTCCTATATCGCCGACCGCACGACTTACGAAGCCTCCAGAATCAGAATCAGAATCTTTTACTGCTTCAACAGCCGCACCTCCGGCTGCTCCAAGTGCAAGCGGAACAAGATTTCCTGAAGCATCTCTTTTAAGTCCTGCTATCTCAGCTCCTCTTCCTTGTTTGATAAGTGTTTTCTTTATTTCTACATTAATATAGTCAATTGATCCTGGTTTATGCGGATTTGGAGTATTTAAAATCTGATCCATCAAATCTTCTGTTGTTTGCAGTGTTGTTTTTCTTCGTCTAGCAGTTTCTTCAGCTGCCGCTCGCCCACTTGGAGTCATGGACTTTAGTTTTTTTCCAGTCCACTTTAAAGCACCAGAAATAAGTCCACCCCTAGTCTCATTTAAGACATGCTTTGAGGTATAGTAAAGAGATAATTCTTGTTCTCTTGAAAGGGGTTTCATTTTATTTTTTTTAAGAAGTCAGAAAACAATTTAATTGATTTTTCCTGAAGTTTTCTTTTTGGTGTTCTCTTAAGAGAATTGTGATATGCAGCAATCTGCTGTTCCTTAAGAATACCATTGTCCCAAATCCATTCTCTACCTTCCATGATTCCGTTTACGAAAGCATTTGGAGCCGAAGGATCAGCAACAATATCAATAGCAGCAAGCATGAAGTCTTCTTTGACAACATTTACACTACCTTTTTTCTCTAACGAACCCATTCCACGGGTTGAAACACCAAGTTTAATGCCTTCGTTCATTAGATTTTTTACAATCTGTCCGCATGGAGTATCAAGAATTTTTGCCTTGCCATAGAAATCGTTATTATTTTCATATAGCCAGGTAATCTTATGAGAAACACGATCTAGATTTACAGAAGGCCCCGTTGGGTGGTTCAGTTCACCGAGAGCACGGTTCTTGTTGACATATTCTGTTACATAACGCTGTGCTTCTTTAGCAAGAATTTGCTTTGGATAAACTCTGCCATTCTTATTTTTTTGTTCAGCCTGCATGAAAACGCCTTCGATGAAATGTTGTTTTTCACCATTGGCATTTTCTGTCAGATATGCTACTTCTTCAATTGTTTCGGTGATTAGTTTCATTTAATCAGGACTTTCTGTTTTTCATTGCTTCGGTTGCTAAAGCAATCGCTTTCTTCCTAGGCATTCCTCTTTTCATAAAAAGGAATACTAAGGAATCTAGCTTATCCATATCTCCGTCGCCATCTTGATCGGAATATTCGCCTTCCCCGCCTCCAGATTCGCCACCTCCACCCTCGCCGCCACCATTTTCTTCACTGAAATAGGTCTTAGCAATTTCTTTGTATTCTTCTGCTAGTCTTTGACCCAATTTCAATGCCAAATCTTCACAAATAGTTTTCTTTGCGTCGATTGCATTTTCTTCTAATATTGATTTAATAATTTTTCTTGCTTTCATAGTAGTGTCCTTTTCTATTTATTTTTTTATTAAGTTGGTTCTGTGGTACTGTCTGGCTGTTCTGGAGTAGATTCCTGAGCCATTTGATATTCTAGTTCCATTTTTCTTAGTTCTTCTTCTCTCTTACGAGCCAGATCAACCGCCATTTCTTCCTCTAAAACCTTAATTTCCTCGTCTGTAAACTTTAAAATATTTCTTTTTATATAATTTGAAGAGAAATAAACGCCGACCATAGGCTCCATTTGGGTGGCAAGATCCATTCTTGCACTAAGTATTTCAGCATCCTTTAGGTCGTTAAAGTACGAATCCTTGTTAAAGGCAAAATTAATATTCGGGTAAAGTATATCCCAATCCTGTTCGGTTATTATTCCCTTTAGAAGCAGCTGAACTCGTAAAAGCTGTAAAAACAGTCCTGAGAACTTATAACGAATTTTTTCTATAAACTTATAGAATTTAACTTCATCTCTTGTTATATCTGCGGCTCTACCAAGATTAAATCCGTTTTCGCCTACTAATCTTGATGGTGGAATATTTAAAGCGTAGTAAAGCTTTTTCTTAAAATATTCTACGTCAGTCAATTCTCCTAGATTTTGTCCCCCGTCAAGAGTTGAGATTTCTGTACCCTTACCACCCTCTCTTCTTGGAAGCCAGAAATCTTCAAGCATTGCCATTTGATTTCTATCATCTTTGATTTCTCCGGTGGTTTGGTTATAAACCATTCGGTTTCTGTACTTGTTCATCAATTCTCTGATGTATTGCTCTGCTTTTTGCTTTGGAAGATTACCGACATCCACATAGAAAATTCTACGCTCTGGGGCGCGAGAAATGCGATATACGACGATGGCATCTTCGACCTGCCGTAGCATGTTCAATGGTCTGATTGCCTTGTGAAGGAATCCTAGAACCCTCTTGGAGTTCATATCAACCATTCCAGAGTGAACGTAGCAGACAGAATCTGGGGAAATCTTAAGGCCAGAAGAAGTTGTAGAAATTACAGAATTCTTATCATTGTTTGTATAAGTGTAATATTCTTCAATATCTTTGATCAACATCGTAGATTCTAAACCTTGTTTAGTACCTGATGTCTTTACTCTTCTAACCTTTTTTACCTTAGTAGCATCCAAAGGA